CTTGATCACCTCTTTGTAAATCGTCTTGAATGAATTTTCTAATTACACTAAAATCCATTTCTTTGGCTTCGTTTAAAAACTTAGCCCATTTTGCTTCATAACCTTGTTCCATAATATTTTCTTCTTTTATTTTATTTTCGTCTACTATAAACATCCCTGATTCCCCTAATTCATCTTCTAACTGCATTGCCATAGATTCAACACCATTATTTTTTACAGTAATCCATTTACCATCAAACCAAACATATCCATAATTCCCACTATACTCATCAACTTTTCTTCCAATTTGTAACCCAGCTTCAAATGCATCTTCATCTAATATTTCAGAATCTGCAACTTCATCATATTTTGATTCAACATTACCATTTTCAGGGTCAATTGATGAAATGTATCCTGTATTAGATACAATCCTTGCTTTTTCATCAGTATTAAAAAATTTATCTAGTGATTTACCTAAACCTTCTGGGTAGCCATCATAGTGGTTATATGTGGACACAAACTTTTTATTATCATCTAAATGTCCTATAAGTGCTCTTGTTGCCATTATCTTGTTCTTTTATTATACATATTAAAGATTATATTCCTGTTTATATTTTTTAATCATATTTTCACCAATACCTAAATGTAGTATTATTGCTTTTTCTGATACTCCCGGAAGTTTTGCGGCACCTGCAATATAATCTATATTTGTATTCCTCCAAATTTTCATTTTTATTTTTGCATTACTTCTATTAGATGTCTTGAAAACCAACACAACCGGCATTTTACCATATGTTTTATTTTTTTCAATTTTTGGTTTAGGATATTTAACTCCTTTAGGAAATGTTGTTACTACTTTATAAGGACCATTAGGTGCTTTATCTACATCATAATACCAAGTAGTTGTTTCTCCTAATTCTGGTTTGCTAGGATATTCATAAAATACTTGTTCATACACCTTCCTTATTTCATCATTTTCTGCTGGTCTACCTCTATTCATTAAAATAAATTTATTAATAATCTATATACCATAATTAATATAACAAACATTAAAAAACCTCCTATAGTAATTTGTGCTCCTATAGCAGAAGATTCATATTGTTTTCTAGTTCTACCTTGCCTATACTTATTATCTTCTTCTTTATCAGTTAAATACTCTTTATTATTTTTCATTTCTCATTTGTTTAATATGTTTACAATTACCAAAAGATCTCCAAGAACCAGGACAATCACAAAAATATTTTCCTGAGTCTGGATAGAATTTAGTTGTATAAGTAGCATCACTACTACTACTATTGAAAGTTTTAATAACTGTTTTTGATTTTTTAACAGTTAATTTTGTTTTAGGTTTAATCCAATTAATATCCTCTAACCTTGTTTCAGGTAAAACTTCAACCCATGTAGGAACTATATATCTTTTATCACCTATATTAACTAATGAAGGAGACATATAATGGTTGTGATCATATTTAAATAATTTAAACCCAATAAATGGACCAAATCCTTTAGGATTAATACTTAAATTGCTTTTTTCTTGCCAAAATCTTCTAGTTCGAAGATTTCCGTATTTGTTTAAATTTGAAAATTCTACTATTGGCATAACCTTTATTTTTTCGATTGATTATACATTCTAACTGCATGCTCCTTATCTAGAGCATTTAATGAATTACCTGTAGTTTTATTATTTTTATAAATTTCAAACCACGTAAACCCCATATAATCTTTACTACTTCTTTGAATTGCTTTAATCATAACCTTCATTTTTTAATTGTAATTAACCTTTATTTTAAATATTAAACTAAGGCTTGAATGAACGACATTCTACGTTGTACCTTAACTTAATTACATGGTAAATATACGAACCCTATTTCGCTTCTCCAAATATTTTACGGGAAGTCTTTAAACTATTGGTGAGCCCAATAATATTTTTTCATGATAAGATCCACCAATTTTTCTCCTATATGAACCATCTTTGTTCATTATAACATCTTTACCTTCTAAAGCTTTTTCAATTGTTGCTTCATCTGTTACTTGAGGCACACCTGCTTTAAGTAAAATGTCTTTAATTTTACCTGATACCTCTACATAAAACCCAGGTTTTTTTAATTTATCAATCTTATGTGTAATAACTGCTCTTTTTGCTTGGGACGTACCATCGTGTCCTGTTGCTACAAATTTTTCCCCTGCTCTTTTCTTTTTAGAAACATTAACTGCATCTAATTCTCCATCATCATCTAAATCAATTATTTCGTATTCTGCGCCTCTACTTGCTTCTCTACTAACATCACTAGGTGAACTATAATTAGAATGACCACCATCTAAATAAGCATATGCTTGAGAAATTAAAGTAAATATATCTCCTTCGTAATCTTTTAATTCTTTATTATCAACTTGATCCCAATTACCTTCATTTAAGTACTGGTTTCTAAAATATTTTGTTAAATTAAAGCTCATATTTTATTATACATATCAGTAAACACTTGAAGTGGAATTCTGTGACCCATTTCTTCAATATGTTCAATTTTATAATTAACTGTTTTATCTTGAATATGATCTTTTAAGTAATCTAATGTTCTATTTCCATCAACAATATTATCTTGCTTACCAATAACAACTGTTAATTCACTAGGTATGTGATATTTAGCAAATTTAGGAAAATTGGGCTCAATTGTTCTACTATGTAATGCTGGATTAAATGCTAATACTGGTAATTGATAAAGACCTCCTAATACATAAGCTGCATACCCACCCATACTAGAGCCGATAATTAAATCAGGTTGGAATTCATCTATTGTTTTGAGTAAAAATGAAAAAATATCATTTCTAGTATAATCTAAAGAAGGTGCATGAACATAACATTTAGTTGCTAAATAATCAACTTTTTCACCACCTTGTGGGCTTTCTAAACCATGTAAATATAATACTTTTTGTTTCATAACTGTGTTGGGCTCGCACCTCATTTATACGTAAATATACGAACCCTTCTTCAGGTATCCAAATATTTTAGCGGGGATTTTTACCAGATTTTGCGTTACTACGCGTAGATCTCAAATTATTATTTCTAACAGGTATATTGTTATTACTTGGTTTACTGTTGTTTATAACAGGTTTATTATTATTATATACAGGTCTATTATATATAGGCTTATTATTATCACGTATAGGGTTAAAATTATATATAGGTTTATTAATAATAGGTTTATTAACAATAGGTTTTGAAATTACTATTTTTCTATTTGTTTTATTAGAAATATTAGTATCTTGAATATTATTAGCTATAAGGCTATTTCTTCTACTTGAATTGTACACTACATTATAGCCTTGATTATCATACGGTCCTTGATACCAATTATTATTTGGACTCCAAGGTATCATGTAATAATCCCAAAAATTCCAAGGTCTATTAAAGTAGGAATAACCCCCATAATAAAAATCAAAATCTAACCATAAAGGTCTATTCCCCCAATAACCATATGTTCTACCCCAATACCAATCAGAGTGTCTATAAAAATTACTTTTAAAATCTAATGTAATAGTATTAAAATCTAAAGTTGAAAATGTTGTAGTTCCAGATTTTATATCTTCTAAATAAACAACATCAGTCTCACAACATTTATCTATAGGTGTTGATTGGTAAATACCACAACTACTTAATAATATTACTATAATACTTAATATTTTTTTCATATTTATTGTTTTAAATTATTCCCACGGTAGAATTGATGGTTTATTATCTTCTACTTCTTTCATTCGAACTGTATATCCTTCAATAGTGGGTTTATCAATTTTAGAGTAAACCCATGCTAAAGCGTCAGCTTCAGTTAAACTCTCGAATGCTATAAATCCTGGGTCAGATGATGATCCAGTTAAATTAATATTACCTTCCCAAATATATACTTTCCCCTTATCATCTGTAGATTCTAATTTATACCCTACAGTGAACACTACTTGTTCAACTAATGTTCTTTGTAATTCTGTTATAATATATTTATTTACCATATTAATTTTTAATTCATATCTTTTAAAGATAGTTTTTCAATTTTTTCCTTTCGTATTTGATCATCCAAACTTAGAAATATACACATTCTTTTTAATTGTTCTGGATTTTTGTGAGCTATTAATGTTAGATACTCTTCATCAAATGTTTCAAATACATCTGCAAATGATAACTCATCAAATAATGCTGCAATTTTTGTATTATTACTCATCTTTTAGTTTTTTTATACTTTCAGTATAATCTATTTTTGGATTAAAAGGTATTAAATTGTTTAATTTATCTTTTCTTTTACTACAACCACATTCACCATATACTCTTCTAACTAAATATTTAATTCCTAATATTTCAGTAATCATTTCAACTACATCCCCAGCTCCTCTTAAATGTTGATCTTTATCTTCTATCATGATTTGCCTTGTCCTCTATATTTCTTTTTATAATTTCTACTACCCTTTAAATTAGAGGTTCTGCTTTTACTATGTATCCCTGGTCTTTTTTTCTTTGAACCTGATGGAGCTGTTGAGGTAACCATTTTTGCCATTTTATTCGAATTTTTCTTTTAAATTATTAATTATTATTACTTGTTGCAACGATGATACATATGCATCAGCTTCAGCATATTGCTTATCTAATAATTTGTATAATTGTTTTTCTGTTTTACATTTATAAGCATATGTCGAATACCAAAAAGCATAATCTGTAAGTGATTCTTTCCAATTATTATAATAAGCATGACCAAATTGAGTGCCTTTAGCTAAATTAAGTCTAACTCTAGCCTCTTTCATTCCAAATAAATTATGGTTTTCTTTAAATATCTTAGACCCATAATGACCTGTTTCTAAAATAGATTGTGCTAGTACTATATGAGGGAATTTAAAATTTAGTCTATTAATTTCCTCAATTAAGTGTTCCTCACTAAATTCATTTAAATCCTCAACAATCAAAATATTTTCAGTATTAGTAATATATTCTGTTGGGGTGGGTTGTGACAATCCTAAAAATAAAAAAATGGTGAAAAATATTAATGCTATTTTTAAAAAAGTTAATACATAATCTACTTGATTATATTTTAATTGGTTTTTATTGTATGTGTATAGTTTCATAGTTATGATTTTAAATAATTAATTGCTTTTTGTATTCCAGAACATACTTCATATTCTTCATGATATATGAATGTTTGTAAATTTTCTTCTAATGTCATTATAAAGTCTTCTCTATGAACAGTTATATCAACAATAGAATCTTCATCTTTAAGGTGAATTTCTAATACATGAATATTCTTTTTTTTACCTATTAAGTTTTTTAATATTCCTTCTACAATACCCTTTGATATTCTTATATCTCTATCCTTTAACAATTGGTTAAATTCTTCTGAATCTCTTACACTTATACTTGCAGCCATATTAAAATTTGTCTAAAAAGTCTCCTTTTATATTTTTATTTCTTAATTTCTCATTTTTTTCATCATCCTTTAGCATTTTGTTAGCTAATTTTTCTAAATGTCTAGATTTAATTTTATCATAATCATTAATAATTTGATCATGTTTTTTCTTTTTTATATTTCTTGTTTTTTTCATTTATAGGATATTAAATCTAAACCATCATCATCTTCTTTTTCTAAACCTAATTCAATTAATCTTTGTCTTTGATAGTCATCTAATTCCCATTCTACATCTCCTTGATTTACAGGTTTATGGTCTTCAATACCTTTAACTTGTTTATCTGAGAAAATATTCCCCACAGTAAGAAAAAAATGGTTATAACAAAGTAATTCTATATTCTCCTTTCTATAATTTTTTTTATTATTATCTTTAAAATGGAGAAGTAAAGGCATTTTATAATCTAAAACTCTACGTTCTTGAAATCCACAAGAACTACATTCTTCTAATAAATACCCCTCAGTTATAAGTCTATATTTAAGTTTATCAGGAGAAAATGATGATGCATCAACTCTTCCTTCTATTATATCAATTAATGCTGGTTCTTTACCATTACTTTTTAAAAATTTAGGAATACCTTTACCTGATTGATTTTTATGTTGTTCAAATAGGTTGTCATGAGTTTTACTTTCATATAACTTTGCCCATCTTTTATAATGTACGTAGGAAACATTTAAGTATCTAGCAGCTGCTCTATTAGATTTGGTTTTACCCATAGCTCCTACAATTAATTCTTTACTCAATGGTTTTGGTAAAGGCATATTATTCGTTTTTTATTTTATTTGCTTTTTCCTCATTCTTTTCATAAGAATCATATTGTTCAGGCGTCATTATTTGAATATCATTCCATGTATGGTCTCCTGTACCGTTTATTGTTGTTACAGCTCTATAAGCTCCGGTTGTTGAACAATTAATACAAACTTTATATCCATATTTAGATAATCTTAACTTTGGCATTGGTTCCTTGCAAGACATGCAAGATATCATTTCTATATTCATTTTTTATAATTTAATTATACTTACGATATAACTATAAATTTCTACGTAAATATACAAAAAAATAATGAATAATCCTAATTTAGTTGGGAAACCTATGTTTTAAAAAATGAAATAAATCTTTTGCTGTAAGTAATGAGAATTGTTTTCCTTCTTCATCCTCAAAAGGAACGACTTTTCCATCAGGATTAAACCTATCTAAAATGTACCACATAATCATATCAAAAGATTCATTTCCATATGATATTTTTAATAAAGCTTCAATAACAAACCACAATTCATTTTTAGCTTTTGTTAGATCAATTCCTGTTAATTCGAATATTGCTTCGTCATCTTTATGAGCTTTATCTAATTTATTTACTAATAAACAAAATACACTTTCTTCATTAGCTACCATTGTATCCTTTAACGTAATATTAGATCCTAATATTTTTTCAAATAGATTCTTTAAATCATCCATTCCTTCAATTTCCTCTTCCATTATGCTTTTTCTACTACAAATATTAAGAGGAATTTATCTAATGGAAGATGTTTGATTTTTGAAAAATATTTTTGTGCATTTTCAAGACTACTAGCATCAACATATCCTAAAATTTCATTTGATAATTTTTGTTGAAATTTATATTTCATATTTTTTTATAATATTTTGAATTAATGAACATCTTTCATAATCTTCGGTATCTATACAATGTTTAACTAAATTGTTAAGAACGTTTTTGTAATTAGATTTTTCTAACTCAACTACTAATGATAAATTAAATATATTAAATAATTCTACCTTATCTAATTTATTTTCTAAAGCCATTTCTATAGTTTTAAAACTATCTTCCAGTATAAACTCAATAAATTCTTCTCTTGTTGACAGCTTTTTTAGGTCTTCACTATTATTGTAAACAATTTCAATACTTGTAGTTTCTTTTTTTTGTTTTTTTATATCTTTTTCCATTAAAGTAGTATTTAGATTATCCATATTATAAATATTAGATTACTTCTACTTCTATATTAACATTATTAAGCCCCCAGTTATTATTGTTATTTGATTTAACATAATTTTCAACCCATTTGTGGGCATCATTATAAGCTTTATTATCACCTTTAAATGAGCCTTTATTATTAGAATCTAATACTCTAGTGCCATCTTCTTTAGTAAAATAGGCCCCATGTTCCATGTGATATAAAGCTGGTTCATATAATACTTCTAAATTATAACCATTTAATACTGCTTTTTTCTGTACATTTGTATCTACAAAACAAGCATATATCATCTCTTCTTCAAATCCTTTTATTTTATCCCAAACATCTCTATGAGCTATCTGAAAATCCCCACAACAATTAATTAAACTATAGTTATCATTTTGTGTGACCTTAGCTGGAAAATGTCTTGCTGGTATAGTTGAAAGTGATTCACGTAATTTGTTAACAGGAGTATTATATATTATATCTTTAGGTGCTTCTCTTCTTGATATTGTATAAAATGTATTTTTATTTAAATTTTTAATTAATGATTTTAATTCTCTTCTTGTTGGTGGGATAATATCTATGTTTGTAGATACAATCCAATCTGCATTACTTCTCCTAATCGCTATATTTCTACTTAATGCTTCATTACATTTTTGGGCATTTTTATCCATTATAATTTGCCTAACTACACTAGGAGGGATGCAATAGTGTCTGATTTTACCTTTAGTAGGAATTTTATTTTCAATTTCCCATATAAATGATCCTTTTGAAGAATTCCAATCAACATAATTAACTTCATCAAAAGTTTCATCCATTAATTTAAAATGAATTATCCCCCTTTTAAAATCTTTATAACCATCATTTCTATTTACTACTACCGATGCTATTTTCATAATATTTAATTGTATTTTTTAAACCCTTTTTTAATGAGGTGAATGGATATTTTTTTAAATGAGTATTAACTAATTTTTTGCTTTTAGATCCTACAAAGGCATTAGTATCCCATTTAATTAAATTATAATCATAATCTACTATATCACATATTGTTTGAGCATATTCTTTAAGAGTATGTGTTTTACCTGACGATAAGTTAAGCATTTTAGGAGCATCTGCATTATTTATACATGCTATAATAATATCTACAGCATCATCTATATAAATTAATTCTCTTTCTTGACTTCCGTCACCCCATAAAACTACTTCATCTCCACCATTTTTTGCACTTACTATTTTTCTAATTAGATCAAAAATAAAATGTTTATCCTCTAAATCATATTCAGGACCATAAAATACAGAAGGAATTAAATAATAAGAATCCATTTGAAATTCTGACTTTAATGCATTTAATCCTATTAACAAGTTACGTTTAACATTTCCATATACTTCATATCCTTTTTCAACTTCTCCTTTTAAATAATTATCTTCTGATTTAACTTCATTATTACTATAACTACATGATGAACCAAAGGTAATCATTGTTGCTCTTTGTTGATATTGAGTCCAATATGCTAACATATCAGTATTAATACTAGAATTAACTATCCATTGTTCTCCTGGATGTTGTTGGCAATATCCTCCTGCTGCTGTTTTTACAGCTAAATGAATAATTACATCATAAGAATTTTTTTCTAATGACCACATACTACTAAAGTTAGTAGAATTTATTTCAGTTATTTCATGATCTTCCTCAAAATTTAAATGACCCATTTTTAGGGTCTTTATTAAATGTTTACCTACAAATCCAGTAGATCCAGTTATTAAAATTTTCATGCTATTTTATTTAAAGTTAATTTCAAAAGCCGTGGGATGATACCCTAAAACGTTAACACCATTATATGAATATGATAAAATTTTTAAATTTTTAATATTATCTTTTATATCTGAAATAAACTCTTTAAATGCTTTATATTCATGATTTTCCCAACCATCATATCCAAAAAATTCATCAAAAGTTAATATTACTTTACCCTTAAAATAAGGTTTAAAATTATCAAAAACACACTTTGTTGATGAGTATAAATCAGCATCTAAGTGTAAAAAGTCCAAATCAATACTATCCTGGTTTTTAATAAATTGGGGTATTGTATCATTAAACCATCCTTTAACTAATTCCATTTGAGGAAGGGGTTCAAATGGAGGTTTTCCTTCTGTATTAAATTTTCCTTTAGGGTTTTCATCATTCCAATCTTCAGGTAAACCCTCCCACGAGTCAAACCCATATAACTTTTGACTAGTTAAATGTGTTAGTAACTTTAATGTTTCCCCACTAAATGAACCAAATTCTAACCACAATCCTTCTCTGTTTGATTTTTGAGCTGCATGTTTTAAACTTCCATATTTTGTTGTGTAATGAGGATAAGTCATGATTAAGTCTACAAATTTTTGTGGAGAATCATTTAATAAATTGTTTACAATATTTTTCACTTTTTTAGGATTTTAATAACAGTATATAAAAAGAATCATCTAAATTTCTTACTTTATTAGTAAATGGATATTGATATAAGTTCAAAGTAGTATCTTTTAAAATATCAGGAAAATTTTTATACCAAGTATTTTCATCCCAAACAGTTTGATGTAAAGCATGACCTTCTATAATTTCTTCTCTAATAGAAATAGAACCACAAAAAAATCCTCCACTATTTAAATTGTCATTTATATATTTAAAAAATGATTTTTGATCATTTGGGCTAATATGTTCTATAACTTCCCATGCTGTAATAACATCAAATTTTAATTTTTTATTATTCTCAAATAATTCATATTTTTTTGTAACATCACAAGTAAATAAATTTTTATTATGATATTTTGGCCAATTTGCTCTTTTATTAATTACACTATAATTACTTCCTTCTAATCCTATGCCTAAATGTCCTCTATCAATATAATCTATAACTAATTGACCACCAGAACATCCTAAATCTAAAAAATTAAATTTATCTTTCCCTCTTTGTTTCCAAAAATCTATTGTTTCATCTATAAAACCATCATTTGTAAAATTATCCCTTTTAGTACCCCAAGGAAAAATATGATCAGGGGAATTAACTGCAATAGGGTTATTAGTTTTAAGGGTTATCATAAATTTGTATATTTTTTATTATTATCTGTAATAACCATTTTGTATGCTGAAATTAATTCATCAATACCATCTTCAATAGTGTATCTTGGCTTCCATCCTGTTGCTTCTAATTTATCATTAGATACTATATAATTTCTATTATCTATATCAGTTGAAAATTCATTTTCAATAATTACTAACTTTGGAAAATATTTTTTAATAGTTTCAGCTAATTCTTTTTTATTTAAATTAGCGTTAGATAACCCTACATTAAATACTTCACCATTTAATTTATCATAATTTTCAATACAATGGAGAAAAGTATACGCAATATCTCTTACGTGTATATAATTTCTTTTAAAATGTGATTGAAATAATACTAAACATCCCTCTGTTAAAGTTTTATAAACAAAATCATTTACTAGTAAATCAGTACGCATTCTAGGAGATGAACCAAACACAGTAGCTAACCTTAAACAAATACCATTACCCCAATCCATTATATATTCTTCGGCTTTACATTTTGTAATAGCATAATGGGATAAAGGGTTGAATGGGGAATCCTCAGTAATTATGTTTTCTGAACTACCATATTGGCTGTTAGTATTAGGCATAATTAATTTTTGATCTTTTCTTAAATTATCTACAATAAATTCAATTTGACTATAATTAATAGCTGTTGCTAATTCTTCATTAGAATCACAAGCCGGAGCTCCTACTATAGCAGCTAAAGGAATAATTACATCATTATTAATAATTTGGGGTAGAAATTCTTTTTTATTAGTAACATCACCTTTAATAAAATTAAAGCTTTTATCATCACATAAATGTAATAATGATGTTTGTTTATACATCAAATTATCAAATACAGTTACATTATAACCGTTATCTAATAATACTTCAACTAATACTGACCCTAGATAACCAGCTCCCCCTGTTATTAGTACGTTTTCTTTCATAGTGATTTTGCGTTGTTATCCCTGGAAGATAATATAGGATTATTAATAGGCCAAGGAATATTTATTTTTTTATCATCCCACCTAACTGTAAATTGAGTTGATGCACCTGTATATAGTGTTGATTGTTTATAACTAAATACTCCAAAGTCACTCATTACTAAATGACCATTAGCAAAACCAGGTGGTACTAATATTTGGTTCCTATTCTTATCATTAATGCTGAACATATCATATTTTAAGTAAGTATCACTTGACTCTCTCATATCAACCACTACTTGTAACAATGAACCATAAACACATGAAACTAATTTCCATGTTTTATCATCACCATGTAATCCTCTTAATGTATGTTTTACTGATGTGCTAATATCATCTTGTTTAAATATTATAGGTTTATTGTTATTAACTAAATGATCAAATATTTTATAGTTTTCACTATTCCAAGTTTCAATGTATTCACCCCTATAATCATAATGTATATCAGGTGTGATAATTGCTACATCTTTTAATACTTTACTAAATTGATATTTCATAATTCTTTTTTGTTTATTTTTGCAGTACCTTTTTTCTGTACTACTTGAGTAGAACATTTATTTGCGAATTTAATCGCATTTTCTACGTTATTTTCGGTTATATATGCGTATACTAAACCAGCCATAAATGTATCACCAGCTCCGCTGGTATCTCTAACATCTACTTTATCTACAGGATATATAGTTTTGCAATATTCTGCACCATTAGATCCTCTAGTAATAATCATTTTTTCAATCATATTAATTGAATAAAGATTATCTAAATTAAATTTATGTTCTACATCATTAATTTTTATAAATGTAATATTTTCAACCCAAGAACCTAATAATTTTTTAGTATCTAAAAAAGTATTTGTATGTTGATAGGAAATATAAGCTATTTCATCTTCTGTAAGAAACCCTTTACAATAATCACTTATAACAACAGCATCATATTTATTCCATTCAATATTTTCTAATGTTTTTTTAGCTATAGGAAATATATCATCTTCACCTTCATCAATTCTAACAAACATATGATTTGTTCTTTCATCAACATATCTTGTTTTTTTAATTCTATTAGCATTTGAAATCAAATCAACTTCAGCTCCTAGTGCTCTTAAATTATCAGCTACATTACCGGCCATACCTTCAGTTGAAACATATGATTCTGGTTTTAAGATAGGTACAGGTGCATCTGGGCAAAATCTATCTATTGTACAATAAATGTATTCATCTAAACAACTATCTCCTATTACTAATACTTTTACCATGATATCTCCCAATCTTTAAATTCTGCTGCTATGCAATCAATTTTGTAATCTTTTCTCCCACCACTATTTTTTTGAATCATATTTTTAGCAGTATTCCTAATACCATTTAATCCATGGGTTAACCCTAAATTACCATTACCAGTTCCAGCACGATACTTAGTTTCATTATGCCAAATATGAAGATTCATTTGAGAAAGGACAACTATTGCTCTAATATCTTTACCACTTAATTTGATATTTTCATCATTTAAAATTAAATCTATATCATGGGTTATATCTTTTATTTCTTGAGCATATTCATTTTTATGGTCGGTTATGAATACTTCTTTTAATTGAGCTATTGAAAGTCTGTCAACTAATTCTGATAATGTGGGTAAATATTTTCTACTCATAAGTTATTTAATTTTATAATTTGATCTAAAGTATTTTCTAATCTTTGAAAAAAGAATCCATTTTCTAACGCTAATATATGATTTTCTTCTACAGCTTCCAATCTATTTTGATAATCTTTTTCTGTTAAATTATTTAATATTTCAACTAAATCATTTTCATCTTTAAAAGTAATTATACCATCTTTATTAAAGTAATCTTCTATATTAGGAGCACCCCAATATATTGGAATAGTTTTGGTTGCAAAGCAATCTACAATTTTATCTGTATAGTAATTTAAATTTTTAGAATTTTCTACTGCTATATGAAACATAGAATTTCTATTCCATACTTGTTTTTTACCTTCCCCCTCAATAGGTGTTCCTTCTTTAGTAATTACATCACACCCTGGGTCTCTATAACCTGGTCTATTTCCAGTTTCGTGATTAAAATCATCTAATACTTTCCAAAATTTATTTGGAATTTTCACTTTAGATTCTATATCTAAAATTTTATGTCTTAATTTATGACCTTCTATTAGTTTTAATACTCCACTTAAAAAAGTTACTTCAAATTTTCTTTTTGGGTTTGAGTTAAAAGAATTAATATAATTTTTATCTAAATTGGTTTCACCATGAATAAATAACTTTGCATTAGAACAATTATCAACTACGTCTTGACCCCAAGTTAAAATTAAATTATAGTTATTGTAATATTGTTGTATTTGAGAATGATGACCAAATAGTTGGTTTGGTTCATTTAGTATTATAATATTAATTGGATTGTCAGATAATTCTTTCCAATTATTTTTAGTAAAATAGTCATTAAATATTGTAATAGGAATATTTTTATACTTTTTTTTACTTAAAATAAATTGTTCGTATCTTTCAATAGGTAGATAGTTACTATAAACTTTCATAATATTTGTTCTGCTTTACTTGTCTTTCTATATCTTTAGGGTGATAAAGTGAAAATCTTTCGTCTTCATGTAAATCAGAATAAAAATCATAACCTTCTAGTACTTCATGTACTTTATTTACCCACTTAATTTTTGGATGATTTTTCCAAATTCTCCATTGAAAATCAGGCCAATTAACCCAGCCTTTTTCATTAACTCTCCACCCCCATTTTTTAGAGTATTCTTCAGTTAATCCATATACAGTATTAACTCTTGGAACTCTAATTACTTCATTATCTATATTACTTAAAATTATTTCTGGTAAGTATTCAATTAAATCTTTGTGGGGTATTTCATCAGCATCAATTTGAAATATCCAATCACCACTACAAAATGAAGTTAATTTATTTTTCCAATCAGCAAAATGTCCTTCGAATTCACCAGGTATCCAAGCAAATTCACCATTAATTGATTTAGCTCTTAAAAATTGTTCTACACCTTCATGACCATTATTGATATCATAAAGTATAACAATTTCATCCTCAACTCTTTTATTTTTAAGTAAAAAAGGAATGAGTTTTTGAATTTCTACAAATTCATTACATACTGTTATTGCATAACTTATTCTCATACTCTATTTTTCTTCTCCAAATACCCCTATGTAATCTAAGGCTTCAACAAAATCATTGTGGGGAAATCTTTTTTCAGTAGTCATATCCATTCTCCACTCATAATATTCTCCTTTTTTATGAGGGATTGGGTATTTTTCTTTATCCTCTTCGGATATTTCAATTGCTTTTACAGCCGCCCATTCATAATTATTTTGAGAAGGTGTTTCATTTTCAACACCATGATCTTTAGCTGATGACGCAAATACCATTCCGTTTTGAGGTAGATTAACTGTTTGAGGCATCCAAATCATTCCTTCATCATCTTCTCCTAATAAAGCCTTATATAATTCAGGAAGTATTTCCATTTGTTCTTCAAAAAATTTTTCATCTTTTTTCATTACAGATGATGTTTGAAAACCACACCCATAACATGAGTATAATTCTACACCATTTATTTCTTGGTGATAGCATGCATCTCCTCCACACCTATTACATTTTATTAATTTATCTTGTTCTACCATTTTATACTTTTTTTAATGTTGGTTTTGGTTTTTTGGGCATCTTAATATCTCCAATATTTAATTCCATTTTTTTAGGTAATTTTGTAAGATGCTCATTAAAAATGTTTTCAATTTGATTTTTCATTTCTAAATATGAATAATTTTCTCTTGAATATTTACCTTGTTTTTTAGATCTTTTGACCCAAGTATTATAATCTTCCCACACATTATTAAAAGCATATCCAATATCTTCTAATTTAGGTTTAAACCATTGTGATTCTGGTAAAATCATATTTTTAACTGCAGCTGTACTATGAACTTGAGCTAATTCACCTCCTATTAAAGATGTATATTCCCCATTTAAAAAATCTATATGTCCTGACCAATTAGTTGCTATAATGGGTTTGTCGAGAGAACTAAATTCTAATAAAGGTCTTCCAAATCCTTCTCCTTTTGTTAAACTAACCATTGCTTTTACTTTAGGATGATTATATAATTCATTCATTTCAGAATCAGAAAAACTACCATGTAATAAGTATATTTTTGGAAGAGTTTTAGCATCTTGAATTGAGTCCCTAATAATTTTCATTCTTCTAAGTACTTCAGCTTTATCCATTATACTCCCATTTACAATGCATGTTTTTAAAATTAATGCTGGTGAGTTTTTTCTATTTTTAAATAGTTCATAAAAGGCTTTTATTGTTAAACCAATATTTTTTCTATCCTCTCCTAACTCACCCTGCATCCAATGCCCAACATTCAGATAAGCAAAATCTTCAGGAATACTATTTACCTCGTTGTATAAATCTTTATTTATAAATTTACTTGTAATTTTATAAACATCTAAATTTAAACCTTCCATTAAAACTTCAATAGGAGTTGTTAATTCTACTACTTGTTTTTCATCCCCATTTTTATAAAAAGTAGATGTTAAAAAAGTATTTTTAGAATGATTTGAAGAAGTTAATATTAAATTCATTCTATTACATCCTTCAATCCAACTACCATCACATATAGTAGTTTCAATTCCAGCTGTTAATCCTATATTAAATGATCCTACAGATTGAAATTCATTAGGAACTGTAATTTGACACCAATAATCAGGTTTAGTTGTTAAGTTTGGAATTATATGTTTTGATAAGAATTTCCATTCTTTATTATCTTTAATAAATCCTTCAGAACATTTTCCCCATCTCTGAGCTAGAATTTGTACATCATATTTATTTGATTCAATTAGTGCTTTTACAAAATCTCTACTTCTAGCTCCATAACCACTATAAGTATCAATTGGACAACTTACAACAAATGTATTTTTCATATTAATATGTTAATTTATGATTTAAAACTTTTTCATTTTTTTTACTATCACTAGTAAAAGTAAATCTTTTCCTTGGAATAAAATTTTCTAATGTTTCTTCTAAAGCAATAGTAAACCTTTTAGCCATTACCTCAGCAGTAAATCCTGCTTCTTCACTTAAAGCCCATTTCAATCCTTTATTTCCAATTAATTTTCTTCCTTTATCTCCCATACTATATAATTCTTTTATTTTTATAGCAGCATCTTCAGCACTACATCTATCATCATAAATGTAAGGTGTTTTAGGAGAACCAACTAATGAAATATTTGAAGGATATACAGGTAAGGCCCAATCCCCACATTTAGTATATGTTTTTTTATGATTTGATGGAACATCTGGGTTTGGTGTATACCAATCCCCATTTTCATCTACAAATCTCATTTGATCTTGCATACCTCCAGTAACATTAGCTATAAAAGGGGTTGATGTTAACATAGCTTCTGTAAGAGATAATCCCCACCCTTCAGCAGATGATAATAATATTACTCCATCAGCTACATTATATAATAAATTCATCTGCTCGGTTGTCAGTTTTTGATGAGACATTATAATATTATGATCTTCTTCTGGGAATAAAAAATTAATTACTGCTGGAAGATCTGTACCATGTTGGTCCACAGGTTGGGTATGCATAATTAATTGACATTGGTTTCTTTCTTTTTTTGATAAGGTATCTAAAAATAACTTCCATGCTAAAATAGTATCAGGAATACATTTTCTTCTAATATTTCTTGAATTAAATAATAAAGTAAAACTGGTTTCTTTATTTGGTTTGAAAATTCTTTTAAAGTCTAATAATTCAGAATTATTTTTATCTAAGGGAGCAAATATTTTATGATCTAACCCATGAGGAATATATTTAATTACTTTATTTTTAGCTTTACTTCCTAAAACCATTTCATTAATATTTTTGGTTTGTTTAGAAATACCAAATAAACCATCACATGAATCATAAAATTCTTGATTATACATTGGAGCTGGTAAATCATCCCAAATATTTAAATATGTAATTGGAATTTGTGACCTAATTTCGTCTTCAATATTAAATAACCACTCAAAATAACGAGGGTCAGTTATTAAAAGAATTGCATCTGGTTTTTCTCTTTCAATAACTAATCTAATAAGTTTTTCATCTCCATACCCATCACAAGGATATAACAAAATTGAAGAGTCTTTTATATTACGTTTTTTGTTAATCTCTTCACTTAAATCTTGGATTTTCCCTGTTTCTGGGTGTTTAATAGCTCCTGCTAATTGTACCCAGTTGTATCTATGAGCTGTATTTTCTACAAGCTCTCTACCAATTTGAGCTACTCCTGAATGTACCCTAATATCATCCGTTAAGAGTAAGATTTTTTTTCTATTTTCTTTTTTGATGTAACCTTCTTTCATTTAAAAACTTGTTATTGATGTTAATATTTATTTTTCTAATTCTATATTTACTTGTGAGTTTATTTTTTTTCTAAATTCCTCATCAGTTAAATATAAAAATAATGATCTATCTGCTAATTTTTGAAAACTAAACTTTCGTTTTACACATTCAATTTTAAAATCTTCAAACAAACCACTTTGTACTTTTACACTAGTTAGTGTCATTTCTTTTTGTGCCATAATTAATTATTTTTAATGTTATATTTGTCTATACATATATGCAGATTAAAAATTCTTACCAACAGCATTGCATAACTCTATATTTTCTTTATAAGGGCAAAATGTGCAATTCCATTTACTTGGTTTTGCCCCAAATATAGTATCTTTATATGTCCCATCCAAATTAAAAGCTTTATTTATAAAATCATCTAAATTTCTAGTGGCTTTATTAACTTTATTTTTTCCAGAGGCTGGAGTAAATGTTTGTATTCTTTTTTGAGGATATTCACCATCTAAATATACTTTACGTCTAACAATGAAAAATTCAATATCAATATTTTCAATTGGTATATTATATTGTTTACTAAAGAAATATTTATAAAGCACTAACTGAAATTGTTTAGATTCATCCTTTTTAGCATATGAACCCCATCCCTTAGTTGATGTTTTTATGTCGATTATCTTGAATGTATTTGTGGGTTCATGGTACATTACGATATCTAAATAACCCATGTATTTAACGCGGTTAATACGCATATTAGGCGCAATAACTATTGGCACTTCACAACCTACTAAATACCATCCTTTTTTATTAAAATGTCCACCTTTTTTCTTTTTAAAGTTACTTAAAATAGCTTTACCATCTTCAAAAAATTCTCTTAGCTCTTCAGGTGATGAAAAATGCTTGCCCTTATTTTTTTTATAATCATTAGCATAACATTTTCTTAATGTATCTTCAAATAATTCTTCAATATCAATTCTATCAGCTTCAGCTCCACTTGTTTCATACATTATATCTAAATAATGTTGTAAAACCTCATGTAAAGCTGTTCCAAAAGTCATATGAATACTTTGTTCACTTATTTTATGACCATCTCTATACTGTAATGCCCATTTTTTAGGACATTGAGTAAACATTGATAATTGTGAGTATGATATATTTTTCTCAATTGCAAAATTAAGGGGAGTTGGAGGGTTTTCCCTAATATCTCTTACTACTATAGGAAGTTTTTTCTTTGCCAATTTATTTTTTCCATTTATCTCGTCCTACTAAAAGACCAATAATGCCATAATTAGCTATATCAAGAAATGTATCTTCCATACCTTCTCCTTTAACGAAATTTTTACCATTAAGTAAGAGATTTTTTAAACGACTAATTTTATCTGTTAATCTAATGGCTAATCCTGTAAGTGAGAATTTTTTATCTGATGCATTGTTTAAATCACCACCTAATGAAATATTATTTAAACCATAATCCATATGCTTAGCTGCAAACATTTTGTACATTTCTTTTTGTATTTGTTTAAATTCCTCTGCTAATTCTGGGTATTCATGTTCAAATATTTCTACTGTGGTTGAATTCAAATGAGGAGCTGATCTTTCTAGCATTTTGTTTTGCACAGGATTACCATCATTGATAAATGTTGGTTTTTCATTTTTTGGATATTTGGCATTCATTATTTCTCTATCACTCATATTACCATGTTGTTCCTCGAACTTTTTAATTATATCACTCATTAATTATTTCTTTTGATGGTTTTGCAAAATATTTTTCTAATGTAGCTAACCTATCATCTGCATCAACTAACATTATAAGTGCTTCTTCAGCATTTTTATAAAAATCTCCTGTTGAATGGTCCCCAATACCAGCAGCATGGTTAGTTAATAATTCTAAACTTAGTAAAGCTTTTGTTTTATCTGCTTCCGCAGATGATTTTAACATATTATATACTTGTGTTATCATATTGTTTTTAATAATTTTTTAATTTCTTTATTCTCTAAGCCTATCCCACTTAAAATATCATTAGTTCCTTCTTTTCCTAATATAGGAATATACAAACTAGCTTCATTACATCCAACTTCTAAATAATTAGCTACTATCTTAGATAATTCTTTTACGTCTTTTTTATTTTGATTTTTAATATATTTATTCCAAACTTTCTTTTTTGGAATTAGTTCTTTATAAAAATTATAAAGTCCTTTTTTATCGGTTGGGTGAAATTTTTGGGCTATATTAACTAAGTCAATATATCCTTTATTCATAGATAAAAATCTATGAACCATATAAGAATTCCATCCATCCCAATCTTCTTTTTCAAATTGGGTAGATGGAGATTTCTTAACAGTTATTTCATTTAACCAATTAAATACAGTCATTCTTATATTCTTCTTTTAAATCTGGGTGTAATGTAGATGCTACCATTTTTCCGGTTTTTGGTTCGAAAAAAACTGGGATTGGCATTATTGCGTCTTCATCTGTTCCAGCTATAAATTTAGATACTTTTCGAAGAATATAACCTTGTTGGAAAATTTTATTTCCATTTTCATCTTCAAATCCAGTAGTACTTTTTAAGTCTACCTGAGGTTGTTGTAGTTTTTCACTCATTTTTTTATTATTTATTTATTTAAAGTTTAATTAATTGGTTTATCAAAGCCATACAATTTATTTCCTTATCTATCCTAAAATTAGATTGATATGAATATTCATTTATGTGGAAGGCAACCATACCTTCTTTATTATTTGCATATTCTGAGGAATTGTCATATAAAAATCTATAAAATTCTTCAAAATCTTTTACATTTGCATTTGCAATTATTTGTCTAATTTCATTAAATTTAGGACTAGATTGTTTTAAACATTCTAATACTTTTGTCATGTAATTAGAGGATACTAATGCTGTTGTGTCTAAATTTAATTCATTATCTGTTGTAGATACCTGTATAGTATTAAGCATCTTACGAACATCAGGATAATTATTATTAACTATTATTGCTAAATCATTTACAGTCTTGTATTTAATATTTTCTTTTACAACAATTTTTTGTAAATGTTTAACAACATCTACTTTACTAGGTGGTATAATTTTTAATGTTTGACATCTTGACTGTAAAGGGTCTATAATACGTTCTATAAAATTACAAGTTAAGATAAAGCGTGTAGTTCTAGAAAATGTTTCAATAACATTTCTTAATGATGCTTGTGCTTGGATTGTAAGAAAATCTGCTTCATCCAGGATAATAACTTTAAGAGGTTTAAATGACATAGTAGATGCAAAACCCGAAACTTTATCCCTAATAGTTTCAATACCACGCTCATCAGAAGCATTAATATAAAGATGGTCACAATCAATATTTTTAACAATTAATTTTGCTAATGTAGTTTTACCTGTTCCAGCTGGTCCATAAAATATCAAATTTTGAATATCATTCTGACCAATATAATTTGATATTGATTTCTTGATGTTTTCATTACCTACATAATTATCTAAATTTGTAGGACGATATTTTTCTACTAATAATCCGTGATTTTTCATAACCTAAATATACAAAATATTATTTAATTCTCCAACCTTAAGCACCCTGCTTAAATTCACCATATAATGAAAACATTTTTTCTTCCTTTGGAGCTACTTCTTCTTCTGTTGAATGTATAGCATATAATTTACTCCCCATAGGATCTAATCTATATTCTCCTTTAAATCCTGTTTTACCTAGATATGCTTCTAATGTTTCAGTTAAACTAGGATATACTTGTTTTTTAGGATCAGCAACGAGTTTCCACCTGTCACCAGGTGGTACTCTTGTTGCGATCAATTCATTATGTTCATTAATTACTGTTTCCATATTACATTCCCATCATTTGTGAAGGATCTATTTGAGATTGATCTTTATTTTCTTTTGGTGTATTTACTACTATACATTCTGTAAGTAATACTGTGCCAGCTACTGCTGCAGCATTTTCAATAGCAACTCTAGTTACTTTAGTTGGATCAATAATTCCTGCTTCCTTCATATTTACAACTTTTCCTTCTTTAAGATTGTAACCTGCCCAATTATCATTACCAGATTCTACTAATTGATATTTACCTAGCATTTGTGCTCCAACTGAATCATGTCCAGCATTAATAAGAATTTGTTCAAATGGTTTACCACATGCTTTATAAACTATACCAGCTCCAATGTTACATTGATCTATAGATTCTCTAGCATATAATAATGCTGTTCCTCCCCCAGGTACAATACCTTCTTCAATAGCTGCTTTTGTTGCATTTAAGGCATCATCAACTCTATCTTTTTTCTCATTCATTTCAGTTTCAGTATACCCTCCAACATGAATAATAGAAACTCCTCCACACAATCTAGCTAGTCTATTTTGTAATTGTTCTCTTTCAAAATCACTTTCGGCAGATTCAACTTGATTTGTTAAATTATCAATTCTATCATTTACTTTTACTTCTTCACCTTTACCATCAATAATAGTTGTTTTATCTTTATTAATAGTAACTGTACGAGCTTCACCAAACCATTCCATTTGGAATTTATCCCATTTATGACCTTTATCTTTTGAAAAAACTGTACCACCTGTTAAAGTTGCAATATCTTCTAATATAAGTTTTCTTCTATCTCCAAAATCAGGTGCTTTAACAGCACAAGTTTTTATTGTTCCTCTTCCTTTATTAACAATTAATGTAGCTAAAGCTTCATTATCAATATCTTCAGCAATAATTAATAAAGATTTATTCTGTGACGCTACATTTTCTAAAATAGGAAGTAATGCTTTTACTGTAGTTAGTTTTTCATCAACAATAAGAATAGAAACATCTTCTAAAGTACAAGTCATTGTATTATTGTTAGTTACAAAATAATGAGACTTATAACCTCTTTCAAATTGCATTCCTTCAACAGTTTCAAGATAGGTATCTCCTGATTTGCTCTCTTCAATGTGTACCACTCCTTCATGTCCTACTTTTTGAATAGCTGTAGCTATTAATTTTCCTACTTCAGGGTCATTATTAGCTGAAATTGTTGCTACTTGTTCTAATTGACCTTCTTCAGATATATCTTCAGCAATATTAGATTTTAAACTTTTTACAATTGAACTAACAGCTTTGTCAATTCCTCTTTTAATTTCAACAGCATTAGCCCCATTTGTTAAATGTTGAAGACCTTCTTTAATCATTTCTCTAGCTAATAAAGTAGATGTTGTTGTTCCATCACCTGCTTTATCTGCTGTTTTAATTGATGCTTCTCTTACTAAATTAACACCTAAATTTTCTATTGGATCCTTTAAAGAAATCTGTCTTGCGACAGTAACACCATCTTTAGTTGATTGTACTTGATTATGTTCTTTTTCAATTACAACATTTCTTCCATTAGGTCCTAAAGTAGATACTACAGCATCAGCTAATGTGTCAATACCCTTTACTAATTTTTTTCTCCCTTCAGGGCCAAACTCTATAATTTTACTCATTGTTTTATTTTTCTAATTTATTAAATTCTTCTTCACTTATTAATTCACTTTCTTCAAGAGGTTCTGTAACAGATAAAATATTTTCTACATCTACTACTTTTTTAACTCTTGCTAAAACTTGATTTTCAGCTCCAATATAATATTCTTCACCTTCATGTTCTAATTTTGTAAAACCTTGTGTAGGTAAAATAACTATATCTCCAACTTTAATCTGATTTGGAATGAAGTGCCCCATGTGTGTGTTTGATCCAGGTCCAGCTGCTACAACTTCTCCATGCTCATTTTTATCTTTACCTATATCAGGTACAATAATAGATCCATATGTTTCTTCCTCTACTTCAAGAGGTTTTACAATAACTGCGTTACTTAATGCTTCTAAATTCATAGTCCTTTATAATTTTGTAATTTTTTTAATTCGATTAATAATTCATCCCACCTTTTTATATATTCTTTAATAGAAGTATAGTGGTCTTTTTCATTATTTAGTTTTTCTTTTGCTATTTTTTGCAAAGCAGCTCCAAACGAACTATAATGACCTTGAGGTTTTTCATAATCTAAACCTTTACTACCTTTTTCTAAATATTTAGCTTGGGGAGTTACTGTTTCATACACTGTATAACAATGTGTGTCTTTCCCTATAAAATAGGGGTGTAAAATTGGGTCTGTAATTCTTGCCATATAACTTTTTATTTTTTGTTTACCGTAATATACGAACTTTTATTGAATAATCCAACCTAAAGGGCGAACTTAGGTTATGACTTTTTAATTTATTTTTAAAACTTTAGGCGCAGCTTCTTTAGCAAATGGTACTGTAACTATTAGTAGTCCATCATTAAAATTAGCACTTGCTTTATTTGGTGTAAATTTTGTTCCTAATTTATAAGCTAAATTAAAAGAACGTTTAGTAATCCCTCTGTGAATGTAATTTCTTTCAGGTTCGGGGGTTTTATCCTTATTATAAGAAAAAGTAATCATATCTCCTTCTAGTTGAACTTCAATGGCTTCCTTAGGAATGCCAGTACAAGCTAACTCAAAAGTTAGACCTAGATCATCTTCAAAAATATTAATTGGGTATTGTTGCTTGGCTTCTGTAGCCGGTGCAAATTGTGCTCCTGATTCAAACAGGTTGCGAAATAATAGATCATACGGGTTGTAAAATCTCTCTAAAAAATGTGTACTCATATCACTTTGTTTTTATGCTGTCGTTAGATCAGCGGTTAATAATAAAATAAATAACTTACGCCCTTAGGTCAGTTTATTCTCTAATACATATATTAAAAATCAGTTTCTGCTTTCCTTACCATAAAATATTCCGAAGAAATAGTATCTGTTTTAAATTTCATTTCAATTAATCCCATTGTACTAATATTTAATGTTCCTTCTTCCATATCTTTATTAGCATGAAGAATTGTTTTAAATGTATCTGAATTAAAGGGAATTTTTAAATCTTGTTCTGTAATATTACCCATTATTTGATATGTAATTTTATTATTATGTCCGGATTCATCACCAAATATAAATTCACAAACATTTTCTCCATCTAAATTAGTGGTAGTTGTAATTAACATATTATCTACTTGAGATAATGCACTTTTAGCTTTAATAAGATTTTCAATATCTTCAGTAGTTAAATTTAACTTAACTACAAATTCAGGCATATTTATTGTTCCAACTTTACCAATCAATAATGCATCAGATAAAGCATATGTTAAATTAAAGTTTAAATCTGATATTTTTAATTTAGTATATATTTTATTAGTTTTTTCTAATTCTAAAAGTAAATCTCCATTACAAATACTAACTAAACTATTTAATTTTTTAGTATCATAAATAGCTAATGTACTATCTTCTAATTGAAAATCATTACAGGTTAACTTTCCTATAATATCTTTAGTTGGTGACATAAAATCAATTTGAAGTTTATTATCTTCAATAACCCATTTTACGGCTTCATTAACATTTAGGTAATATTTGTTAATTACTGATTGTAATTTTGCTTTATTTATCATATATTGAAAAACATTTGTTGGTAAGGATTTAGATTTAGTGTCCACCCTAAATCATTATAAAATCCTTCTAATTTATTTAATAGTATGGACTCGAATATTTTTTTTCTATCTGCATACTGCTCAATGAATATACGAATTTTTTCTGGTAGATCATAGTCTAAAAAAGCAATAGCATCAATTTGGTAAGGATTTGGTTTCATATAAATCCACTTTACTTTACTACCTTGAGTTATATAATTATGCTCTTTATGTAAACCCCAAAATTTTAATAAATCATTATAAACTACTGTTGCTTTAACAGCTGCAGGTGCTCCTTTAGCCATAATTGAAAACATTTCTCCAGCTCTAGCTTTACGTTCTGTGTATTTATTTAGTTTTTTTACTGATGTTGGGTTGCCTAATTTAGTTAAAGATATAGTTCCATCTAAAATTTGTGTTTTAAATAATTTTAATCTATTATCAATTTCACTTTGTTCTGCTCCTTTTAAAACATCAATTAATGCTTTTCTAAAAAAATCACCTAATACCGGAGGAAAATTTGCTTTTTTAAATTCTAATCCCTTAACATCTAATGTTTCTTTTGTTATACCTTCTTGTTTTGTAATCCATTGTGCATAACGTCTTGTAGCTCTAAAATAAGCTGATCTAATTACACATTCTGTTTTCATTTCTAATCTATGCTTCCCCTTAGCATTAAAACAATCAGTTGCTAATGAACTATAAGAATCTGTTATAATATCCTGATATTTTAAAGCAATTTCTTCTAATTTATCATCTTTTTCTTCACTAAGCATTTCATCAAAGGTTGGATATAAATGTCTAAGTAAAGGTTCAGCATGAATATAAATAGAATCTGTATCAGAGTATGCTACATAATTTTTATCTTCAGGATCACAAATCCACCATGGAGTATCTTCTAAATGTTTCATAATGTAATTTCTTCTCTTATAACTTTATTCATATGAGTATTTGCAGTTAGTGCAGATTCTTGTATTATACGCTGTCCACTAAGCGTTATAGCTTCAGACAATATAACGTTGCCATATCTGAAACTACCCAAAGCTGTAGCACCATATAACGAATTAAGTAAAATTTTCATAGTATATTGTTTCATATAATAAGCCGCACCTAATTCTTTATCTCCAGATTTAAATGCCTTTTGCATTTTACCTTTATACAAAACCCTTTCATCAAACCATTTTTTTAATATAGTTGATAATACTGATTCACGATCTGTATTAAACATAACACCATTTGCTGATATAGATAAATTATTTTCTTCAATCATTCTAACTATTCTACCTATATTAACTTTTGTTCTATTTCTTTTAAGATTTTCAACAATTAATTCTTCAGCATAATCTCTACATTTTAAATCATTTAATCCTAAACGATTATTTCTATCATCAGCATCTATAATTCTCCCAACCATAGTTTCTTTTCCAATATTAACCGTCATAATAATTGATGGATATAGTGAAGTTAAATCCTCATCAAATACATAGTTATAAATTCCAGCTTTAGGGCAAAATAAATACCCCCCAGCATATCCTTTTTTAGACATTGGATTTCTATCTTTAGCAGGTGGAATTATTCCTTTACTTAATAAATAAGCTGATATTGCTCCATCTTGTGTTTTAGTATTAGCATATACTTCACTATAATTATGTTTTCCTTTATGAGATAAATTCTTTACAAGTGCTAAATAATCTAATTTTTCATCTAATTTTTTAAGAATTTCAACATCAACAAAATTGTATTTAATAAATTTATGAATATCAGTTTCAAATAAAGCATCAAGATTACCTTCATATTCTATTTTATTCATTCCAACATATTTTTCTCCAATAGCATCTAATCTCATTGAAGGTTCATCTGCCCAACTAAACTTTTTATGCAAACGCATATAGTCTAAAGATTCAACTCCACAAATTTGTATGTATTGATCTTTAAACCATGGAGTTTCTCTTACATATCCTATAGGAGATAAATGTTTAGCAAAATCTTCACCTAATACATTACACATTCTATAATATAAATAAGGAACGTCAAAATAATCACTATTCCATCCTACAATTATATCAGGATCAATATCCCTAAATCTTTCTAAAAACTTACCTAATAATTCTTCTTCAGTTTTGCAAGGTATAATTTCTTTATTTTTAGCCTTAGTATGATTTAATTGACCTTTAGGATCAAGAATTACTATACCCCATAAATCTACTTGTTTATCATACCAAGCTATTGATGTTACTTTTTTAGGTGCTGATTTTATATATTCTTCAGTAAGAGCATCTCCCATCTCTGTTTCTATATCAAAAAATATTTCTCTATGTGTTGTGGAAGGTTCATCATTAACACCATATTTTTCTACTAGAAATTTTTGATAGGCTGGCATATCATGAAAATGAAGTTTTGAATTATCTGATCTCCAATTTTTAGTTTTCTTTAATGGTTCACCATTTAGCCCCATAAATTGAGCATCAGCTTCATGACATTCAATGTAAGCTTGGTTATCCCATTCTACTTTAGAATAACCACTATCTTCCCATAAATGTATTAAAAACTTATTATCTTTAAGACGTCTTGCAAATGCCTTTTTATACATTCTTTAATTCTTCTTTAGTAAAAAATTGTTTAAGATTTGGTCTATAATAATTAATATTTTTCATTACTTTTCGATCACGTGTTCTATAGACAATATAATAATCGCCAACTTTTTCATAGTGACACGGTTCCTTTTGTTCAGCTGACCTTTTAACCACTGTCGCTTGTGCATCTTTTTCGCTTGAACAAGCTTTTGACATATTCGACCCTTGTACTTCTTGATACGCTGGCCATATTTTATCCTTAAGACCATGTAACATAGTTCCGTTACCAAACGAAACGTAGGCAATATCACATAAAGCATCAAGAACCTCAACAATATCACCTGCTTCACATGCAGCTTTATATTCTTCAAGCTCTTCAAGGATGAAATCATAAACAAACTGCCATTCTTTCTTTTCAGGAATTGTTGGTTCATAATTGTTTGGTTTACCCATAGTGGAATTAAATTCCTCTACTTCATTTACAAATGGTACATTACTTTTACTCATAACTATTATTATTTAAATATTATGTCCTCCGTTATTAATCTTCAGACTGTCAAAAAATTCTTTTCTTGATAAATTATCATTATCTCTAAATACTCCTGATGCTTTGGTAGTTACCATAGCAGCTCCTTGATGTTT